GTTCCATTTGTACCTGATGTACCTGAACTACCTGATGTTCCATTTGTACCTGATGTTCCATTTGTACCAGAAGTTCCATTTGTGCCTGATGTACCTGAACTACCAAGTGATATTCCACTATTAACCCAAAATCCGTTACTAAATATTAAAGCATCACCATCTGACACTTCACCTAGTCCTAAAAATTGGTTTAAATTTTGTCCCATTTATATAATAATATATTTTAATTTATATATAAAAAAACTTGCTTTATAATAAGTTTTTTATATTCTTATCAATTTAAATATCAGAACAATCTACAATAATACCATTTTTATATGTATTATTTTTAGTTAGATACTTACAATTACTATCATAATAAGAAGTATATACAAATGTCATTCTACAATATGCATTAGTAAAATCTAAATCAGTTAAAAATTTAAAAGTGTATGTAATTGTTGTTGTATAAATATAAATAATATTTAATTCGTCAGTTTGTATTGAATATATTATATTATACGGAATGTCATGTGATATTATAGTATATCCAGATATAGATGATTTATATTCAGTTACAATAAAAGAAGTTGAGCCAGTTGTAGAACCTATGGTTGAACCTGTAATAAAATCACAATCTACCTGGTTAGTAATTATATCAGAATAATATAAGTTTGATATTGTAATAGCACTAGTTGGTATATGAACTATAGGATCATTAATAATAGCTTGCATAACATCTAAAACAACATCATAATCTAATGGATTATTTAAATATATTTGTTCTATTTTATTAGTATATGATCCATTTAAAAGTAATAATCTACCAATAGGATAAGTAATTCCTGAATTACCATCATAATAATAATTTATATTATATGTATTTTGATCTTGGTTATAATATGTATCATAATCATCTTCCATTCCATTATCATAATTTCCATTATATGTGACTTTTATTAATAGAAATGTAGAAGACTCTAATATATTATAATTTAATTTAAAATCTTGAGATTGAGAAGGTAATACTATTCTGGTAGTATAATATGAATCATATGGTATAGCAATATCACTCATATTTATAAATGATGATGTATTAGGACCATCAGACGTTCTAAAATCCCTATTATAATTTTTTATCTCTCTTTTTGTTGAACCTAACAGATTGTTATTTATTATTTTAGCCACTATATTTATATTATATTTTATCCCAACCTTCAGTACTAGCATCAATTAATCTTAAAACTTGATTATTATTTAAAATTTCTGATGTAGAATTATCTATTGTCTGAGTACCTTGTGGTAATATAGTTATCACTCCGTTTTCAATATTTTTAATTGTCAATACATTTCCTGTACCATTTGCTGATGGTAAATATAATGTATATGTTGATCCAGAATCTGTTGTACCAGAACATCTTACATATTCATCTGTTGTTAATCCAGTATAAGTATTTAAAATATTTGTTATTTTATAATGAGGTTGATATGTAGATACTACACTTTCATCATCTTCATAATCAGTATTTACTGTAGCGTGCAATACATCTAAAACTACATCATAATCTAATGGATTAGTCACATAAATTTGTGGTATTTTTTCATCAGATGAACCAGTCATAATTAGTAATCTATTTAATGGTCTTAGAATTGGATCATTTTCAAAATTATAATTTATGTTATAATTTTCTTGTTCATATTGATAATATGGATCATTTATACTATCATAAGTTACTTTTATCATCAAAAATGTAACAGCTTTGCCAATAAAACCATAAATCAATTTATTTGATTCACCAGCCTTTAACACTATGCGTGATCTATATTGTGATTCATAAGGAATTGCCAAATCTTCTAAGCTTAATTTATCAATTATGTTTGGACCTTCAACTGCAATAAATGAGCAATTCCAATTTTTTATAGTTTTTTCTGTTGGATTTAGTAAATCATTTGGAGTTATTGTTGCCATGAGAAATGTTTTTCTCTTATATATAAAAATTAGCGTTCAAAAATTTATATATAATGTAAATATAATATTAAGATATGCAATATATTTACACTCCTAAATTTGATGGTACATTTACAATGACTTGGTTAGGACCACCTGATTTTTCAGGTGAAACATCAACTCAAATACGTGATATTATATCATTTAATATTGAACCAATAAAAAGTATAACATCAATTACAAAATTTCAAGATGATGTTAAAGGATTTTCAGATGAGCATTATTTTAAAAAATATTATTCTTATAGTAATAATAGAAGTGGTATTACTTATAGTGATTATATTCAAATTACAGGAACAACAGGAATATCACAAGATTTTTGTCCATTGACTGAATTATATTTAAATTTATATTATTATAGAATTGATAAAGAAATAGATACAATACCTACATTAACAATAAACACTATTGTTATTGAAGGTACATATGATATTGCAGAAACAGATACAATTGTTACTATTCCTGATGATGAATATATTTTATTTACACCAAAAGATATTTATAAAGTTTTTAAAATAACTGGATATGAAATATATGGTGTAAATACAAATAATTTAGAAATAAAATATAGATTTACTCAAGATAATGGTAGAACATATACTCCATGGGAAATTTTAACTAGTGATAATATATCTACTGTAAAATTAAATCAAATAAGATTTGCACAAGTTGAATATTCAGTTAAAAAAATTAACAATTCAATAACATCAAAAATATATGATATTATATTATTAGGAGATTTTCAAAATATTAATAATAATTATCTTAAGACAAATAGATATGGAGTAAGAGAAAATTGCGCTGCTGCATATCCGGCATTAAACACCGGATCAACAATTGCTACTATCAATAATACTGGTTCTAATGTTTCTTGTTTAAATGGTAAAACTTCATATAAAGGAACTAATGATCCAAATAAATATAATTATAGTAAAGATTGGATAACAAAAGGTTTAAGTTGTTATTTATCAGGAAATGTTATATCAAATTTAAATTCTCAAAGTAATACAAGTGAATTAAATTCAACAGACGCTGCTGCAGCTTCAGGTACATTTAATCCATATGCTGCGTCAAAAAGTATAGGAAACTGGTATTCTTATTTAGCAAATACTGTAGGTAAAATATTTGGTTGGACAGTTGATTATCACTTAACAGATCCAGATGGTAAAGGAATTGATAGTAATATACATGAATATCAATTATTTAATATTGTAGATACACAAAAAATTAAAATTATTGTACCAGAGAATCAGTTTCCTGATAATCAAGTTCAAATTAATGAATATATGTTAGATATGATGGACACATTTCAAATAATTATATTAAAAGATGAATTTCATCAGGCTTTTGGTATAGAAAAAAGACCATCCCAAAAAGATATAATATTTTTTTGTCAAGCTAATCGTATGTATAGAGTAAAACATTCTCAAGTACATAGAGATATTATGTATATGGGAATATATTATAATGTTGTTCTTGAAAAATATGAAAAACTTGCAAATGAACAAAATATTTCAAATGCTTCAAAAACTCTTATTGATTCATTAACAGAAAATAATACTATTGATGCATTATTTGGAGAAGCAATTAGAAGTCAAGAAAATAAAATAGTTAATAAGCAATTAAAACCAAAGAATCATGAAGTCTATAGATTAAATCTTAACCCTAATGTAGATATAGTTAAAAAGGATATTTTTAACTCTTTGAATGAATTAAAAATTGCAGATAGTTATTATAATTTATCATCAATTTCTTCTGGTTTATCTGCTGTTACATATACATATCAAGATTCATTTTTAGATGTTAGTGATAATAGAGCATTTAATTTGTGGTTTAATTTTAACAATAAATATAATCCTAAAAAAATAGTAGATGAAAATGTATTTAATTCATATAATATATCAACTGGTGTTACTTTTAATTTATTAGATAATTATGATTATATAAATTCAAAAGGCTATAAATTATGGTATGAGAATGAAGAATTAGGATTAACTATAAATGGAATAGATTATACATTACAAGCATCTGGATTAACAACTAATATGTGGTATGGTTTGACTGTTAATGTTGATAATAGACAAAGAGTGATAAGTTTAGATTTATTCAAAAGGAATTATACATACAGTATAACAATGTTTACTGATGATTATAAGAGTGTTACAATTGATGCAACAGATTCAACTGGTATGACATATTATCAAACAGCAGGTTACAAACCAGTTAAAAATAATGAAAAAAATGTAAAATTAGTAGATAAAAATTTAATAAATTTATATTCAATTACTTATACTGGAATAACTTTAAATAGTTTTGATATTGATCAAACAATAACTATATATTCATCAGATATTAAATTAACTAATATTAGAATATATAATGATGTTATACCAAATGAATCTAAGTCTAATATATTATTACAAAGAGTTGTACAAGATTCTGAGTTTTTAATGTTGGCTGATAATGCTTCTAAAAAGTTATATACTCAAAATAAACTTAATGATAGATGGGAATGAAGTATATAAAAAAGTTTGAGTTAGTTGATTATAGACATATAGATTTTGAAGATATAGATGTTTATGATGGTTATCTATATGTTTATTCTGCTATACCATTAACAAAGAAAACTTATGATAAAGGTGTTATATTTCCTCATAATAGAGCTGATGCATCAGATACTACAAGTGAGTATATTTATAAAATGAAGTTAAAAAAACCAATATATAAAAAGAAAAAACTGTATGATTATTTAGATAATGCATTTGATGAAAAAACAGACAATATTGATGATAAATATTCAGGATATTTTAAGAAAGATTGGATTAATGATTGGATAGTTAATATAACCAATCCAGAAGATATTGTTAGTTTTAATCTTGTTGGTGGATTTGTAAAATATGATAGATTCAAAACTAAGATATTAAAGAAAGGTTTTTCTGAAGAAACTGATAGTTGGCTTTACTCATATATTTCAGGTTCTTTAAGAGTACCCAAATTAACTGAAAAGATAATAGATGAGCTGAAATATTTTAAATCGACAGAACCAATTAAAATTTATAAAGGATTAGAAGAAGTTCAAATAGCACATACATCGTCATCAAATTCACCATATAAAAAAGGTCAAACAATAACATCAGATTTTACATATCCAACATCATGGACAACAAATATTTTAGTGGCTATGAGATTTATTGATGATGAACCATCATCACCACCATTTGTTGCTGAAATGACAGTTGATCCAGAATTTGTATTAGTTGATGTGCAAATGTTACCAAAAAAATACTATCATGCTAATCAAAGAGAAATTATTATGCTACCAGGTAAATATGTATATAAAATTGTATGGGATAGTTATTCTAAAAATAAAAAAGAATCTTAATTTAAGATTCTTTTTTTGTTTACTTATCAATTAGTTTTTTAATATCTTTTGATAAAAAATATCTAACTTTTTTATCTTTAATCTTAAATTCGTATATTTCGAAAGTTTTTATTTGCTGTTGCATATCAGTTATAAAAACATTCAAATCAGTGATAGATTCAGAATATAATATATCTGCATCCCAATACTCAGGAAATCTTTTTTTGAAACTTTCTAATTCATTCTCTACTATTCTAACAGATAAATAAACATTTTTATCAAAAATATTAGATTTAATATTAATCATATCTTTCATGTGAACTGTAAATCTGTGAATTAAATTGTCAGTTTCTATTGTTTTAAGTAAACCAATAGCATATGCATCATTTTCTGATATAGTAATTGGCTTATTTTCTTTAACTATATGTTGAATTTCAGACTCAGACTTATCTTTAAGAACAAACCTTTTGTAATCACTCCATAGACATCTACGAATTATATCATTAATTGTTAGCGTAATAATCATATTTATTATTTATTATTTTTTATCATTAATATATGATAAAAAAAATTTTTTGTTTATTTTTTTTTTATATATATGTTTAAATACTAATATAATTATTCATGAAATATATCAAACACTACAATGAAAGTTTAAATAATACTACAATTGATGATATTCGAGAATTTTTTTCTAACTTGAAAAAATTCTCATATGATTTTAAAGATTATTATAATATTATTGAACTTACACATAAGATAGAAAAAGAGATTGATAATAATAGTGATATGACATTTTTTGGATATACTAATTCAAGTGTGTTTATTCCTATAGTTAGTACTGTAACTACACATCTACATAAAATGTTTGATATGATAGTAGCTAATGATTATCAAGGTATATATGATTATTGTAATTCTAAAGATTCTTTCTTTAATTATTTTATAGAAATGCATGAAAATGGAAGATATTATTCAAAGTTAAAAAATCATATATCAACAGTCTTATCAAAATCTTTAAACAATAATAATTTTAAACCATATTATGAACTTTGTATTAGAAAAGATGCATATAAAAATAATAAATATTCTTTATCTGAACAATATGATATAATCAAAGATATATTAAATAAATCATCTTTAAATGATGAATATGATTTAGATTATTATATGTCTAATAGAATTTATATTAAAATAATTAAAAAAGATAACGTAATATTAAATTCTAAACAATTAAAAGAAATTGAAATTGCTAAAAATTTTGGATTAGAAAAATATAATGAATTATATGAATTATTATTGAAACAAGAAGAAAATAATGAAACTGTAGATATGGCAAAAAAATTTAACGTATGAAAAAATATAAAGAATTTATTAATGAAGCTGCTAAAATGAGCCAACTCATTCAACCAACAGAAAAAGAAATAGAAGAAGCTGAAAAAATACTATCAGAAGGTAAGCCAGTAGAATTAGATATGAAAGATACAGGATGCTTTTATATTGATGTGAGTGGAAAATACTCAGTTTATTACACTTTTTGGAGATGGAATCCAAGAAGTGCATCTTCTTATTATATTTGTAACTTAAGTACTGATTTTATGACTGCGATACAAAAAGCTAAAACAGCTTCAGGTAGAATACCTGTTGTTATTGATAGATTTGGTACATATGCAGGATTATTTCAAGCAGCAAAAAATAAGATATTATCATTCGGAAAATATCGTGGAATGACAATCGGTGAGGTATTTATAGAAAATCCTAAATACATTGTTTGGTTATCTAAGGATTTTCAAGGTAATTTAGATATGGCAAAAGAAATAGAAGAATATAAAAATCTATATTTTGAAACATTAACTAAGAAAAATCAAGAAGAATGTGTCAGTAAATATCAAGGTAAAATAGGAGAAAAAATAACTATTAAAGCAGATGTTTATATTTTTAACGCTACACAAGGTGATTTTGGAATACAATATACTTGTAAGTTAATAGATGAAGATGGTAATAGATATATGACTTATAATATTGGTAGAGTACTTAAAAAAGGAGACACTGTAGAAATGACAGCAAAAGTAAAAGATCACAAAGAAATTGTAGGAGTTAAAACTACTTTAATATACTTCTGTAAAATAATAAATGTTTATAATGTAGAAGAAGATATGAAAAAATTTAATATGTAAATTATGTTAATGTATGAAAGTTTTTTAAGTAACATACTAAAACCAATAACAATTAAATTTGTTAGTGCTATTGTAGATTTTCTAAATATAGTTGAATCTAAATATAAATGGAGTTATAAAAAAATAGATGATGGTGAAATTTGGTTATATGCTGACACAAAAAATGTTCTCATATTAAAGAAACTCACATATTCAAATTTATATAATCTATCTAGTGATTTTCATTATTATGACAATTATTTAAAACTTGGTAAAAATATTACAAATTTTCTATTACACACATTCAATAAAGATTATATGTCAATTATGGATATATCTATATCAGATAAAGATATGTCACAATATATAAAAAAATTAACAATAGAAAATTATAATGAATTTTTAATTAAAGATACCGCAAATAAATATAATTTATAATATGAAATATATTAGAACATTTGAAGAAAGTAAAGAACAAATATATACAATAGTAACTGATGCACAAGACGGTTTAGCTGTTAATATTAAATCTAGTACTAATCCAGATAATGTTTATGGCGAGTTTCGTTATGTATCAACTACAAATATTGAGAATTATGAAATAGTTGAATATGATTTAAAAAAAGCTAAGATAATTTTAAAAAAATTAAAAATAAGAATACCACAATTCAATTTTAGAATAATACCTATTGATGAAATATATTTAATGATCACTACAAATAAATATAATTTATAATACTATCACATAATCTTTACCATCAAATTTCAATTTTTCATTTCTACATTTAATGTGTGAATAACTAACGTGAATACATGAAAAATCGTTTACATTTATAAGTTGATCAAATTCAAAATTTTCAGATATCAAATTAAATAATTTTTCATTTTCTTCTTTGCTTCCACCAGTAATATCAACAGCTTCACCATTAACATGCTGACTTGTAACTAATTCACCATTATTTCTGTTAACAATAGGTGAAAGATATCCATTATTAATATAAATTGATTTGCCATATAATTGTCTTAATGGCTCAAGTATATTATTAACTAATATTTTTAAATTATCTAATTCTGTTTGCATTGGGTAGTTTGAAATATTTGATGATATAATAATCAAATCTTCTAAACTAAAGTGCTCTGATATTTTCATTATTATTAATTTTTTATCTATATATAAAATCAATAAACAAAAAAAGACTGCCAATTTGACAGTCTTTTTATTTTAATCTAACCATTTTCCTTTCTTATCATTGAAATTCTTTTGAGTATCAACCAAATGGTAACACCATTTGTTTGGAAAATCTAATAACCTTAGATTTAATTTTTGTACATCCTTATGTACTTCTTCTTTTTTAGCCTCCATCATTATAGATGGCGCTTCGTAACCATTGCGGTGTACGATTTCAACTCTCCAAAGTCGAATTTTAGAAATTGTTTTCATCATATAACATGATGAAAGGTGGAGAATGTAAGTAAATTTTCATATTATATATAGTAAAGGTTTTTTATAAAGTTTTTCTGAACTTGAAAATATGTGATAAATAATATAAATATGACTTTATTTTATTTATATATACAAATAAAAAAGAATATGATAACAAAATCAAAAATAACTATAACAGTTGACAACAATAGCATTTTAATATTAGATAAATATTGTGATGAAAAATTTATAAACAAATCTAAATTAATCAATCATTTAATTAAAGAATTTTTAGAAAAAAATAATTTGAATGTAAATGATAATAAGTGAAACAGTTAAAATAAGAATTAGCACATCCAATAAAGAGCATTTTGAAAAATTAGGATATGATGTAAACCTAAACGAATATTGTGAAGTTAATGTTCGTGATTTAAAAAAATATTCAAAAGTACTAATAGAGGCTGAATGTGATGTTTGTCATAGTAAAAAAACAGTTAAATATGAAGTTTATATGAGAAAGTCTTTATTTTGTTGTAGCTATAAATGTGCTGGTAAATTATATTTTTCTAAAAGTCAAGAGAAATTTATTGAGCAATTAAATACCATATATGATGATAGTTTAAATTTTTCAGAAAGTAAGTATATTAATAATAACACCTGCGTAACAGTAGAATGTAAAAAACATGGTAAATTTAAAATGAGACCTCAGGATTTAATATACGGAAGAGGTTGTACAGAATGTAATAAAGAAAAATTAATAGAAAAAAGATACGAATTGTTCGTTTCTGCTGCAAAAATATTGCATAACAATAAATATACATATCCAAAATATTCTGATTCTAATTATATTAATTCATTCACCAAAATTACAATTTGTTGTCCAATACATGGTAATTTTAAACAATCAGCATGTCACCATTTACTTCCATGCGATTGTCAAAAATGTGCCAACACACGAAAAAGATTAAAAAGAATAGAATTAATAAGTCAAAATAAATTTGATGGAAACCAAGTGTTTCCGTCATACAATAAAAAAGCCTGCGAAATATTTGATGAAATATCGAAAAAAGAAAATATTCACATTCAACACGCCATGAATGGTGGAGAATATTACATTAAAGAACTTGGATTCTGGTTGGATGGTTATGATTCAATTAATAATGTTGTATATGAATATGATGAAAAATATCATTTCTCAAATGGTGAACTAAGAGATAAAGACATTAATAGACAAATTGATGTTGAGATTTTTTTAGGTTGTAAATTTATAAGAATTAAAGATTAAATTATAATTTAATCTTTAATTATAATTTAATCTTTAATTCATCTACTGGATATTTTTGAACTTTATAAATTTCAGTTTTTCTTGTTTCATATTGTCTCCATAATATTGTCTTATAATTTGGATGAAATATATCAACCAAATCAAAAACTATCAATTTTGTTTTATCTTTATGTAAGCGGAGACCACGCCCAATTGACTGCACAACCACTCGCACGGACGAATATGAGTCTAAAAAGACTATATTCGTTATTGCTTTTATTGATACTCCTGTACTTAGCGTTCCGTATGAAGCGATAAGTATTTTTGGATTACCTGTAGTTTCTTCCATTTTCTTTTTAATATATTCTCGTTTTTCAGTATTAACTGTTCCGTCAATATAGTAAACGTCCTTTCCAATACAATTATCTTTCATATAATTATATATCTCAGTACCATATGTTATAGTATGAAATAGTAATAATGAATTAGACGTAAACTTGTCTACTAAATTTTTAACAAATGTTTTTCTTTTAGCTGAATTATGAACATATTCCTTCTCAAGTTCCCAACATTTTTTTCCATCACCACGTTTTTTAATATTATAAACACCCTCAGCAAATTTATGATTATCATGATGTAATAAAACTGCTTTAATTTTAAGATCTGAAATCAGTCCTTTATCAATCAATTTTTTAGCATTAATATTTATCAATTTAGGTCCTAATAAAGATTGTATAGTTAATATTTCGACAGAACTTTCAGAAGGAAACGTTCCACTCATACCCCAACGTATTTTTGCACTACCAAAAGTTTTAGTTAAAATTTCTATGAGAGTCTTCGCTTTACATGTATGAGCTTCATCCGCAGCAACTACTTCAAAATTTTTGAACCACTCTTTAGGATATTTTTCTAGGCTTTGATATGTACCAATATATATGTTTGGTTGTTTTTCACCATCTCTATATTTTCTTGGTTTATCACTCATAACCTCGTCAATACGAATATCTAAAGGTGTTTTATTATCATTATTGAAACCATAATTATAATCGTTCAAATCATTATAAAATTGTGTAACCAAACTTATACTAGGTACAATTAAAAGAAATTTCGCATCTGGATTAATGTATTTAATATAATAAAAAACTAGAGTACCAAAAACCAAAGATTTTCCTCCAGCAGTTGCAATCTCTACTATACCAAACTGATGTTTTAATATTTGTGAAATCGCATCAACTTGATGTTCATATGGTACAAAAGGATTTCCATCTGTAGTTTTATGGTCTTTAAAAAATTCTTCAACAAACTCTTGAATTTTTCCTTTATTTATGTTGGTATTTCTTGGAAAATCTTCTTGATTCTCAATAACAAATTTATAACCATACTCTTTACAACATTTATAAATTTCTCCCCACAAACCGAAGTCAATATAACCGTTTTTGAAATAGTCAATATCACCAGACCAAACACCAAGCTTATATCTTTTTTGAAAACGATAATTGTGTACTTTTCTAGTCAAATATAATTTTAGTTGATTATATTCACCTTTTGATGATTCTGTAAGTATAAGTTTTGATTTATCTTGATTTAATTTAAATTTCATTTAATGCCTTTAATTTCTTTTTTCTTGTGTGTTTTAAACAATCATCTAACATAGTATCAAGAATTAATGAATTTTTGTGTAAATCATCTATCATATTATTAGACAATTTAATTTTTTTAATATAATTATTATTATTTTTAACTTCAAGATAAACAAAATGTTCGTCACTTAAAAATGTAAACCTCATACCATATTTATCCAATTTAGTTTTAGAGTATTTCATTTAATACATTTAATTTATTTTTATAAGTTGCTTAACATAAATATTTTTTGATATGTTTTTCTAAAATATTATCAACAACACTTTCAGTTAATTCATCTATATCATAGATATATTCTTTATCATCTACTTGCTTTATTATAAGTCTTGGTTTAAAATTATCCTCTAATATTGCAGATACATTTTTAATTCCATATTTTTTTAGTTCTTCTTCTGTTATCATATTATTTATATCCTCCTAGTATATTTGCTAATTCTATTTTTGCTTTAACAGAATAATTTATTGATTCTAAATTTTTAGATGTATCTCTTAAAAAATTAACATGTTCATCAAGTTCGTTTATAAAACATTGGTGTTCAGATAAATCTGCTTCAATTAATCTTAATTTTTCTGTACCAGATGTTTTAACTTGATATGAGGTTGCATAAAATTCAAATCTTTGTTTTGTTAGAACTTTTGTTTTTTGTACAAGTTTATGTATTTTAACGCTATATACTTTAATTTCTTCTACTACAATTTGTCTTTGACTAATGGCTTCAGCTTGAATATCAGCTATATTTTTTAAATCATCATTTATCAATCTATTTGTTAATTTGTTGACAATTGCTATCCATTGCTTTGTTGACTCTAACATTTGTTTTGCTAATCTCTTACGTGAATCTAATTCTATATTTGAGTTATCATTTTCAGACATAATTATTCCATTCTTTTTTATTTTATATTGATATAATATAGTTTAGTTTAAATTTTAGTGAAATTAATATCGAAATAATAATCGAAATTATATTGATCAGAAGATTTATTTTGATTATATAAAATAACTATATTATCAAATTTATATGGATCATAACCTTGTATACTTATATTTATTAAATTTTCTGATTTGTATGCATCAGGATTAAATTTTGGATTATATTGTAAAACTATGTTATTATAAATTGTTTGTTTTATTATATCATTATATTTAACATAAAATTTGATAGTGTCTAATCTATATCTACTGAAAATATTATTATTTATGTAATCATATATTGCATTATTTATATCATTAGAATATATATCACTTTGTCTTATGATTTTAAATACTCTTTGTTCTTTTATTTTAAAGAATAAATAATCTTTTAATATTTTAGATCCATTAACATTAATTTGCCATCTAGTATTATTATTTTTATCTGATTCTGTTTGGCTATATTTAGAAATAGTTTGATTATTTTCTTTTAAGTCTGATAAATTTTCATTGAAATTTGTTTCCCATGTTTCTGGTATTGTATTTATATCATAGTATTGATAACCATTATTTCCATTTGTTGTATCATTAATAACTTGGCTAAATTTTATAGCGTCATCATTAATGTAAATATTATCTTCAGTATAAATCATTTTACCACCAAAGAATGTTCTCAATTCTTTTTGGTTCATTGTACCTGGTACAGAATTGACAGAAAATTTTTTTAATATTAAATTACTTTTCACTATTACTATTTTTTTTATATATTGAATTTTAATGTATCTAATTCAATTTGTTCTATGTTTATTGCTCCTTTAAATGTGTATCCGTGTTTCTCAAAATCTGCATCAGTCATATTATTTTGGAATTCATCCCAATCCCATTGTTCAATATCAGAGTGACCAAATAATCCATTTGGACTATAACCAATAAAAAAATATGGTTTTTCAAATAAATTCAATGTGTTTTCGAATTGTTCAATTGTTCCATCTGAACATCCGATTTCTCTTAATGATTTTTCAAATCTATCATCAGTTGGTATCAACCAATAGAATCTTTTATCATACAAGTTTGTTTCGAATAATTTTATATATTTCATAAGTTAAATTTATTTGCATCTAATTCAAATTGTTCAATATTTATAGTGCCGCCAAATACAAAATTGTTTTTTGAAAGCCATTCATCTGGTAATGTATTATGATAATAATCCCAACCCCATCTAATAAGAGGTTCATATTCTGGTCTATATGTAATAAAAATATAACTACCTAAATAATTGTTATTTTCTAATTTTGGTAAAACATTATTTATATAATTATCAATTATATCTTTGGGACAGTTTATCTGAGTTAATGATTTTTTTAATCTTTTATCAGTTGGTACTAACCAATATATTTTTTGATTATATAAATTTGATTCGAATTGTTTTATATATTTCATTAATCAGGTTTAGTTTTTATTGGATCAATTATATATTCAACATGAGAAAAATTTGAAAATATATTCTTGTTCATATTTTGCTCATTATTAGTTATGATATAGAAATCTTTATCCCATGATGAATTAAATATAAATCTTGATGAAAATTGATATCCAAACTCATCAACCATTGGATATATGGACAAATCTTTGTCTGTATTTTTTAATTTTAATGGAGATGATATAGGATTAATTTTTGAAAAAATTAATTCTTCAATTCTACCAAAATTTTCATATGATGTATCAAACTTGTAATTTGATTCGTATGATTTAATTGTATTACCTGAATAATATAAAAATGTGTTGTTAAATAATGGTATATTATTAAATATAGGTTCATAAGTACCATTATATCTATATATTGAATTCACTTCTGATACTCCATTTGATGTATTCATAATAGTATCTTGAATATTTAAGTCCATTTTCCTTGCTAGTGGTTCTGATACATCATATTTATTTTTTTGATATATATCATAATATACTTGATATTTGTCATAAATATTAGTAGATGGTCCTTTTATTGCACTTTTTATATATGATTTCTTCTTTGTTTCTAATAACTTAGGATCATTAAATGTTAAAATTATTGGTGGATCATATTTATTCCAATTTGATAAAGTGTTCATTGTACCTCCAGTTATATTCATAGGATTTGTTTGTCCAAGTTCTCCTTTTGTGTTTAAATAATAATACGTGATACCAGAATCAAACCCTGATAATGTATTCATATCATCAAAAGAATCTATTATATTAGCTGCTACAATTAGTGATGGATCAAATTCATCAACAATTGCTGGATAAACTAATGATTTACCATCTAATGTTTTAGAATTATATAATCCAAATTTTTCTCCAAAAACAGCAGTATTATTCAAACTAATATGACTTTTTTGAATAGGTATTTTAACATTTATAATTACTAAAATATTTTTAAATTTTTCATTAAAAAAAACATCTATAGAATTTTTAATAGGTAAAAAACTTGAATTATTACTTACACCACCTTGATAATATTCATTAGTATATGTTGCACCATCATAATAATGATATACATCATTAAGAATAATTGCAAATTTATAATTATTATAATTTTTACTAGTATCAGTGATAACATCAGTTATTTTACCATTTATATCTCTAGATATACTTTTTACGTTTAATATATTAATATTTAAGCCTTTAAATAATGTATTTGATGCAATATAATTATCACCAGATTGAAATGTTGAATATTTTAATGTTTGTTTAACATAGTCAATGTCATTTATAGTAAAGTTTTTTTTATTTTTAAAAAAATAATCAAAATAATCAACAGATGAGTTTAAATATAATTGTAGATTAAATTTTTTATTATCCATATAATCAACTTCTATATTTGTAGTTTGATTTAAATATTTAATAGTATTTCCAGTAGTTCCTGAAAATAAATTTCCTATTCTATAAAAATAATCTAAATTTTTTTCTATTTCAGATGGTAATATATTAAATACATTACAAGTACTATTAAAAATATCTCCAACATCAAGTGAGTTATTTAATTTATACGGATAATCACAATTAGAGTTTGAGCCAGCAAATCCCCATTTTATAACAGATTGATTTTTTCTCCATATATCAGTTAAATTATTAAATGATATTTCGTAAAGTTCATCATCTGAAATATATTCAGATGAAACATTCATGACTTGATATTGTCCATCTTCACCTCTTGGATGTGTCATAAAGGTTTTAGATAATGAAGATGTATTAGTATAATCTACAGCATATAATTTATGCTCATCAGTAGAATTGTATCTATCTTTTTCATAATCAAAATCAGCAAAATGTGTATTTATTCTATTGAAATCAAAGTCTTTAATGTCACAAAATTTTATTCTATATACAGGATAAACAATTGGTTTATTACCATAAGTATAGATACTTTTTTTCTTGTAATATTTACTATTTTTACCACCTTTCCAATATTCTAATACTGTTGGATAAGAATTTATTGCGTAATCACTTTGTATGAAATAATTATTGTTTTTATATTTTAAAACATGATATATACCATCAACTACAATTAGATACAAATCACCATACATTGAATCTACAGTGTTTCCTGAATAAAATGGATCAATATTGAAATTAGATGTGTAACCAGAAATCCAATTAGTGATAGTAGTAGTTCCAGTAGGGTTATTTATGATTTCACAATTATGATTATATCCATCTGTATAATTAATATAACAAGTTCTATCATTAGTACTATTAAATGTTGCACCGCTCATATCAATATCACTTACTACTTGATATGTATTTTTACCATTTTTATAATTTCTAATAACTTGATAAAATTCATTATTATGTGTACCAGATAATGTGAGTTGAACCCAATAAGTTTTATCTAAAAAGAAACCTTCTACAAAAGGAGATTCATTACTTTCTACAAATGTGGAACCTGATAAATATCCAAATATATTATTTTTTAAGGTATAACCATTTTTTAATTCTGGTGATATATATGATGTTAAATTTGTTATTAATTCTAATTTATCTGCATAAAATCCATAATATCTATTTATTGAATAATTTTTTATGTTAACTGGATCTGCAGGTATATCATTAAATAGAAATTTTAGATTTAATATATGTGGATATATTAAATTATTACTTCTAAAAGAATTTATTATTTCTTTTTCAAGTTTAAAATGAGGTTGCTCATATTTTAAAATTGATTGTAAAAAATTAGATTTGTTTACATAACTACCAGTATTATAGTCTATACCATAAAATTTAGAGTATTCATATTGTCTAAAATCCAAATCAAAAGATCTTTCAGGAAATGATACATTATTTGTAATATTGTTATTTAAAAATAATCCTAAATCTGTGTCATATCTCATATCAATTACAGATACACATTTCCATCTATCTACAACTTGAGAATAAAAATTTTCTTTATTTAATTTGCTTGCACCTAAATCATCATTTTCTTCTTCATAAGATGATGCTCCATCTACTCTTAATATTATAAAGCCATCTGGTAAACTATCTTTTTTAATAAATAATGGAGCGAAATATTCAAAATCCTCATTATACCAATTATCTTCAATAGATTTAGCACCACACCAATAAATATCATCAAATTGTTGACTATATTTTGAATATACTGTTGAATTATCAGAATCATATTTTACATCAAATGCTAGTTGAGATGATAATCCATCATAAAAATTAACTATTTGATTTTCATATAATTTATTTTTAGCTACAGTATAATGTTTATATTTTTGATTAGATAATTGACTATTAGTATCAAATGATTCTAAGTATAATTTATAATCAGCACTAACAACCAATTTGATATTGGTTGTTAGTGCTGGATTTGTTCTTAATAATTGAAAACTATTATTTGTCATTATTTATTTAATTGTTTTATCTATTTCTTGTTGCTACTGTGCTATTTCTAAATATTTTAAATGCTATTTCAAATTCAAACGGTCTACTTAGATTTTCAGTTTCAATAAATATTCTTACTTTTCTTGTTACTGACGGAGATGTTGATAAATTAGAAGGAAACTCTACTGTATTTGATGTGCCACCAGTTAATTTAAATATTATTTTAATTGGTAATGTAAATTTATCACTAGCGTTTATTAATTTTACTCCACCTTTATCAGAATAAATATAATTTGATATATTATCAATATATGGATGTATAGTAACAGGAAAATCAGTCTGATAGTCAGTAGACCACGTACCTACTGTAGTCCAATCTATATCTGTAAATATATTTTTAGGTGTAGAATATTCTCCATTTGAATCAGGAGTAGTTGTACCAGTTAATCCAACGTTCCAATTATTAGAATATAATACTTGTCCCAAACCAGAAGAATCATATGTTATACCAGAATCATAAATTGCTTTTGTTCCTGATACATCTGATATCCAAATAAATTGATTATCTTTTTGTGTGTGTAAATTATCTTGTGAATCAATATATGTTGCTAATGAATTATTTGAAAAATCTTTATTATAGAATCTATTATCTCCATATACTGTTGGAACATATTTTCTATATGATAATAATCCTAATTGTGCTGCTTGTGATATATTTTCAAATTGTAAATAAAAATCACTAGTAGAATATACATTATTATAATATTTTCTGCTTGTACCACCATATAATGTTGAATAGTCTTCACATACAACATTTTGTGTAATTGATGCACCATTCTCTATATTTACATCAACAGAATTTTTAAATAATTTAACACTAAGTTCACCTTTAGCACGACTAACTAATTCTTCTAGTGCAGTAATTCTATTTGTTAATAATTTTAAATAATCATTTAGCATAATTATATTACCTGAACTATCTTTAAATGATGAACCTACATTTACATCGGTATGAGCTACGTATAAATCATTTACATAATATGATTGTTGTAAATGTGATGTTAATCCTTTTGAATTGAAATCACTTTCGATTTGTGAATATATTTGTTCGTTTTGAGCAGATTGTAATATTGTAGAATTTTCATTACCTACTTGTGAAAGATCATCTGGAAACTCAATTGTCATAATTTCACTCCAATCAGATTCAATTGGTGCTGTTGGAAATCCTACTTCTGAAATTGATTTAATTCTAATTTCAACTTTCTCATTTTGTTGTAATGAAATATCTAATTGATTTATTTTTGGCGTGTTTGCATCAGATATATCTTCAACAGCCCATGTCCAAACATCTAATGCTTTATTATATGTTCTAGTTCTTACATTAGTTAGATATTGATTCCAGTTTGAAAAATATCCAGTTTTATTCACATTTTTGTTTGATACACTTGGATTAATATATGCTTTTGTTTGATCTGTTATATCGCCAGTAGATGTGGTGTTAGTATATATTGTTTCTACTATATTTAATTTAAATCCTTCAGTTGTTGGTTCAGAACCGCCTTTTGCACTATATCTATATTGTACTTTAAATTGAACAACTTCTTGTTTTTGTTTTTGTCCAGCAGTATTTATCACAATAGGTTCAGGTACACTCCAAAAACCCCTAACCCTAAATTTAGCAGCTTCAGTAGAAATTGTACCAGTGTTTTCTGATGTTATTCTACTTACTATTGAAGTATATGATTTAGTCAAAGATGATTGTTGATTTATCAATGATGTTAATTCATTTTGGCTAGCTTGTTTATCTGTTGTTGATTTGTATTGTTTAGTTCTAATTTCTTTATTTTTTTCAATAATAGCGTCACTCAATTGTTCTAATTGAGATTTAATAGAAGTTTTTTGTGAATTTAAATCTTTAATTTTTTTAGAATTTGCAGTATCTGTTAAATGCTTATTTATCTGTACAACTTTGAAATTATCAGTAGTTAATGATGGAATATTTGGTGTCATACCATATTTACTAGGTATAGTCTTAACTATCATATCTTTTAACATAGAACCATAATCAAATACAGAGTCAGTATAAAACTTTGTCATAGAAATAGTATCATTTGTATCTAATACCAAATCTGTGCTATTAAAACTTGTGCCATACGACCAAGTTGATGATATTATATTTGCATCAGTATTAATAGGTTTAACAAATATTACATTATATTCATCATATCCAATTGAAACTTTTATTGTTTTATTAGATAATTGAGGACTATAAATTTTTAGTGCCTGTGATAAAATAGGTACAGGCTCTAGTCCTTCTATTCTTTCTAAAATTAATCTATAATTACTTTTAGATGTACTAATTTCTTTTATTTCCCATTTTGTAGATGAATTTTTCTTATTTATTATTAATTCATCTCCTACAACTAATTGTCTTGTATTTCCAGTATAATCATAATATGTAATAGCACCAAATACATACCACATTTTTTTATTAATTGTATCATTATCAATACCAATAACATCAAAAATACCATAATATTGAAGTTGATCATAATCTAACTCGAATAATTGTTCATCATATGGCTCAGTTTTTTTAAACACTCCAGTATTTTTTGGATTTTCATACCAAGATGTTAAATCATCTATAAAAATATTATTTTTATCTAAAAATCTAGTATCAAAATCATTTTTAGAATTAATACCATCTGGAGTTAAATTTCCATTTTGATCTTTCTGAAAATCAATTATATATCTACGTGATAACACTTTATTAACTTTTATATCTATTTTATCTGTTAAATCAATATTGATAGCTAACATAGGATTAGAAAGAGATTCAAAAAATGAATTATTTATACTTGTGAATTTTTTAATACTATTTAAATTGTCAATAGGCTCTGGTTCACGATTTAAATCATCTACATACACTCTTCTCATACTTGTACCATCTGATACATATGCAGTACTATCAGCTAATCCAGCCAATTTTTTAATATTTCTATTAGCTATATCAAGTTCGTTTTTTAGTTGTCCAACTGTAGGGAATTGATATGATGATGTTGTTCCATCACTATTCATTAAACTAACGTTAATAACGGAATTTCTACTCGATACTACATCATTTAATTTTGTCATAACTTCGACAGAATTCTTATGTAATAGTGCTAATTGTTCAGCTATAGATACAAAACTATTGTGTTGATTTATCATTGTATTATTTTAATTTTTATCTATATATAAAAAAACATTATTTCATATGGAATAAATAATGCAAGATCATGATATTTAATTTTTTTTATTAAATATTATATTTTATTGAATTTTTTATTGAATCTTCAACTCCTTTATATAAATGTTCCAGTTCTTTAGGTATTCCGTATTTAGCTAACATGATATCTTTATCTAAAGACTTTTTAATTATATCTAAAAATCCATATTCTTTAGATTTAAATATTCTCATAAAATTTTTTATATGTTCAACAATAGGATACAATTTAATTATTAGATGATAATTACATTCATCTGTTGCTCTTTTCATATTTTTACCATGCATTTCACTATCACCTGAATTACCTGTAATATAATAATTAAATTTACCAAATTCGTTCTCTAAACAATTCCCACGATATTTAATAATTATATTCATACTATACATATTTCTCCATCTTACTTTTATATTAGTATGAATTTCTCTAGATTTTATATACCCTTTTTCATCTCTTTCTCTATTAAAAAAATCAATATTCTTTTTATTTATGAGATCAGCAAAATCTGGATTATTATGATAACGTTTTTTTAAATCATTATATGTTGGTGTTAATTCTACTGCAAGACTATCTGATATATATAGTGTATTATTAGAAATATAAAATGGTTGTTGCTCTATGTTATTGTTTTCAAAGTATTTTAAGTATTTCATATATTAAATTTATTTATATTTTGTTTCATATTAACATCATCAATTTCTTTTTTTGTTAATTTTATTTCACCCATAAATTTATAATTTTTATTCATAAACTCAGATTCATATTCTTGTACATCATATATTTCACCTCTACCTATTCTATTTTCATAACCAAAAAATAATATATTACTTTTACTATAAATATATTCTATGTCTACTAATATATCTTCAATAGTCTCATTTTCCCATTTTAATTTTTCTAGTGATTTTCTAACATAAATAGGATCACTAGAAAATACTACCCAATAGTATTTTCCATAATTTAATTCTTTTTCAAAAGTTTTTATATATTTCATAAATTAAATTTATCAGCTTGTTTTTTAATCAAATATTTTTTATATTTTTCTGGATATTTTTTAATAATAATATCTATATCTTCTTTATCTAGTTGTTCTAGAAAATCTTCATTGTTCGCATCATCTTTTATGTTCCAATCAGCACCAGCATCAATTAAAATGTCAACAATATTGATATATTTATAAAATGCAGCATAGAATAATGCAGTTCTTTTAATATTGTTTGTTAAATTTAGATTAGCTCCTGCTTTTATTAATATTTTCACACCATCAATAAAATATTTTTCTACTGCAGATATTAATGGTGTGTCACCTGATAATGTTTTAGAATTAATATCAACCTTAAATTTTTTTAATATTTTTCTTACTTCTTTTATATTTTTTGTTCTAATTGAGAAATAAAGATTTTGTTCATGTATTCCTTCAAATGTCTTTAAGTATTTCATAAATTAAATTTATCTGCTTGTTTTTCTACATTTACTTCTTCTATTTCATCAGAAGTTAATTGTATTGGTCCTAAAAATTTATATCCTATATTAACAAAATGAGCACCGAATACACTTAAATTCCATGATTCATTTGTCCTTGTTGATTTTAAAGATACAAATATATTATCTTCATTAGTAAATATTAATTGTTCTAAAAAACTATCAATAATGTTAATTGGGCATTTAACTTTTTTAAGTTGTTTGATAAAATAATATTTATCTGTTCTAAGTGCCCAATAGCACTTAAATATGTCTATCTCATGTTCGAAAGTTTTTATGTATTTCATAAATTAAATTTATCTGCTTGTTTTTCTATCTCTATTTCTTTGAATTCATCTTTTGATAACTCAATAAAACCATTATAGCGATGTGAGTTAGAAAATGACTTCTCGACAAATGACCAGTTCCACATACCATCATTTTTATCATTAATTTCAAAACTAATATATAATATTTCATTAGGATGCATATCACCAATATTTTGAATTATATAATCTATAGTATAATCAGGACACTCCACTTTTTTAAGTGACTTTCTTATATAATATGGATCAGTATAAACTGACCAATATTCACTATGAGTTAGATATTCAAATTTTTTCAAGTATTTCATTTAACTATTAATATAAATTTTATAGGATCACCTTCATCATCTACACTACATTCAACTTTATTTCTCCACATTTTTTTAGATGACCATGTATCTAATGCTCTAAATGGACGATTCATATTTATATCATCATCAGTGAATTGATCTTTTGATATATAAATAATTACTTTATTGTCTGATATTTCTACTTTTGTTTGTTTTTTACCTTTGTAAAATTGTTCACAATCTTGTTTAATTTTAGATAGTAATGGTAATTTTTTAGAATCTGTATTTTGAATGACTTTATTTACAAATTGCATAGCTTTATATTTAGATATCGAACCAAAAAAATTCTTTGTGAATATAAATTCTCCTATAACATAACTTTTTTGTGTATCTAAATCTAAAAAACCATATCTCAATAAAGAATTTTCTTTTATTCCAAAAAAGAATGCTAATTTGTTTGATTTTATTTTTAATAATATTTCATATGCTGAAGCTAATGAGTGTTTATATTTGAAAATATCAACATACTCTTCAATTTTAGTAATTGTTTCAGTTGAAAAAAATACATGATATTTATATAGTTTATTGAATGTTTCATTTGATATGAAATGGTAATCATGATTAGATACTATCTGCAAGAAAGTTAAAAAAGAATGCTTACCAGATAATTCATATTCTTCATTTAGTGAATATTTTTTAAAATTTGTTATCATTATTATAAATTAAATTTTTTTAAACTTGTACCTCTATCAATAATTTGATCAATATTATCAATTTCATCAAAGAATGTTTTTTTATTTACTATCCATTCTAAATGTTCAGTATTGTCTATAATTGATATTCCTTTAAAAAATATTATAATACCATTTATTTTTTCATTTAATTCATTACAACATGAATAAAATAAATTTATTTTGATTTCATCATGAATATATTTAAATTCAAATCTAAAATAATTATTATATGTATTTATTTTTAATACAATTGATTCTCCACTACGTTGATAATCTAAATATCTATCATATCCTGGTCCTAGTATGTTAAGTATAATTTTATTTAAATATTTTCTAAACTTTACTACTTCATAACCAACAAATTCTTTGTTTTCTTCAAATAATTTAAAATTTGTTATCATTATTATAAATTAAATTTTATTGCATCAATTTCTAATTTAGTAATTGGTATTATATCATTATCATTTGATAGTATTGGTGAATCAGTTTCTATTCCAATTGGATCCATGAGATATTTTCTTTTATCATCAGTCTCATAGTTATCAGTAATGTCAGTTATTATAAATATCTGATCATCTGAAAATTCATAATCTTCTATAAAATCATATAAAATCTCTGGATTTATTACTCTAACATAATCACCAATTTCAAATTTGTAACTTAATAAGTCATCTTTTTTATATTCATATTTTTTTATATATTTCATATTATAAATTAAATTTATCAGTTTCTTTTTTTAGTAAGTAATTTTCCCATTCAGTTTTAGGTATAGATTTAATTAAATCTTCTTCAGATATAAAATTCAATAATTCATCTAATAGTGTATAATCTTTTTTGTGACGATCAATATATAAATCATTTATTACTATTTCTATGACATCATCTATATGATAATGTTTATAACCATCCCAGTCTTCTTCAGGTAAACTAGCAATTAAATAACGTCTATTAATTTTATTTAATAGTAATTTTAATAAACCGTAATCAAAATTTTTATCTAATTTTGAAATTATAAAATCTATAACTTCTTGTTTTTTAGATACATCATTTATTTCTTCAAATATTTTAAAATTAGTTATCATTATTATAAATTGAATTTTTCTGATTCTCGTTGCATAACATAGTAAACATCACAAATTCCATATATTTTTGTAAAATATGCTTTTATTTGAACTATACCAACATTTAAACCATACCATTCAGGTAATTTAATATCCCACTTATTATCTATATAGTCTAATCTACCTTGTTCATCAAAATAAAAAATGACATAAAATCTATCATTTGGTCCACTCACTCTGATAGTTTTTTCATCAACATCAACAGATTTATCTCACCTAGCATTGGATTAGGTACATTTTGATTATCAGTTTGATTGAATATATTATTTTTAACTTGATCTTTAAATTTATCATATAGAACTTTTGCTATTCTATCAAGATCTAAATTATTCATAGTAGCTTGATTAATATAATTACTTATTTCAGTTTTTATATCATCAGGTTGATTAAAAATTTCATCATTAAAAAGTTGTATTTCACTTTTTTTAATTTCTTTATCTTCTGATATCAATTTCTTTATCTTATCTTGAACTAAATCGAAGTATGTTTTTACTAAATCTTGATTTTTTGTATCTACCATTTTAGTTTTTTCTTTTATATATAAAAATAAAAAAACTTAAAAGAAATTATAATCTAATATATATAAATAAAAATTAAAATATGATAGAGGTTGTTGTAGTAATTTTTCTTATAATAATAGTATTGATAAGTATTGATAAATATGTAAGATTTAAAAAATTTAAAACACTAAATATAAATTTTATGTTATTAACTAAAAACACAAAAAATTTGAAAAAATTGATAACTAATATATCAACAGATTTAGTATCTAAATATGATGATGCTGTGTTTGATAATATAACTAAAGAATGTGTAAATATTGAAAATTATAATAAATTAAAAATAGTATATGATGAATTAATTGAGTATAAGATTATTGTTAATTCTATTGATAGTTTAGTTGAATCAATATCAAAATCTAGTGAAGATATTAAATGTTATATACAATATAATTATCCATATTGTGATGAATATCTTAAAATTGAATTATCTAAATTTATGAGTAATACTAAAATTGGTAGTATTAAATATGATAAAAATACTATATCTAATTTAGTTGGTATAAAAAAATCAATAGATAACAAATTAAACTCATTTTTAAATAAAAATGTTAAGATTAATAAAATTGTGACTGATTATAACAATCTTGATAATAATATTGAAGAGTTGATAAAAAATAAATTTAAACCAGAAAATATTAATTTAGAAGATTATATTTATAATATGAAATTAAATATAAATATGAGTATTGATTTCTTAAAGAAGGGAGATTATAATAATGCGTTATTATATCATGGTAAATATATGACAATGAAATTAATAAATAAGTAGATTAATGGTGTAATAGTGTATTAGTACACCAATAAACTATATTATTTATTTGGTCTTATTATTTGAGTTTTATTTTTATAATATACGACATAATTACTATTATAAATTTGTTTTTGTGTTAGATATTTATAATAATAATTTTTTAATTTACTTAAATCTCCTCTTAATGTAACTGTACCATTTTGAAATTGTTTAATCTCAATTTTACCTAAATTATACCATTCTCCGAAACTATTAGAATGTTTATCAAATGGTGCACATTCTTCTTCATATATAAGTTTATAAAAACTTCTAAATGTAGATTCATCAGAAAAATTTATTTTTATAGTTTTTTTATCTAAATTATAAATATATGTATTAGTATATTGATGTTCAAAGTTTTTAAAATCCTTATCATTTAGATTATATTTAATTCTAAAATTAACCCATTCAATAACTTCATTTATTCTATCATTGTTTGAACCAGGAGCTTTAGATTTATCATCATATTTAATTGAAAAATAATTATTTATGTATTCATAAATTTTATCATCAGAATTGAAACTAGAAAAATATTTTTTTGCTTCTAATTCAACATCATTGTAGTCTTTTTTATTTCTTAAATCTTTAGTTAAACTATCAGGAATATTTAAATTTAATGTGTTAGCATTTCTGATTAATGAGTCAATTTTATTATTGTGATGTTCCCATGATCTACCAAAAGAACCAAACCCTTGATTACTCAATGAATCTAACACTATTTCTAATTCTTCATAATTAGTTATCTTTGGTATTTTAAAATCTGTTTTTGGTTTATCTTCTTTCATAAAAATAGCGATTCATTTTTTTATATATATAAAAAAATGAAATACAATTTTTTATGATAAACAAATATTTAGAATTTATAAGTGAAAATTTTGTTGGTGTTAATGAAGGTAGTAGTTATAATCCAACAGTTCTTTATTGGGAAGAAAATTTAAATGAAATATTAAATTATAAATGGTATGATATATCTACTGATAGATGGAATGGAAGTATATATAGATGGAATGGAAGTATATATACAATTAATTTTAAAGTTGATATTAATTCTAATCCTAGTTATTATATAGTAGTTCTTGAAAATAAATTTACTTCAGATTTATATTATATGGAAAATTCTGAACCATTTATGAAAAAATTTAAAAATGAATTTAATTCTAATCCTATTGAATATTATAAAAATTTAAAATATATTCCTAAAGTTCTTGGAAATCTAGATCATATAAAAAATGCATCAAAATTTAATATTTAATATTTAAAATGAAATATCTAAAAAAATTTGAAATTAATATGTCTGATGATTTGTTTTTACAAGCTAATATACAGTTATTAGTAGCTACAAAAAATGATGACTTAGAAAGAGTTAAGGAATTAATTGAATTTGGTGTTGATATTAATTATAAAAATCACAGAGGTGAAACACCTTTAAATATTGCAGCATCTATGTCTTATTTAGATATTGTCAAATATTTAATTAAAAAAAATGCAGATGTAAATATAGTTGATAATAGAGGAGATAATGCATTAATGATGCCAGCAATAGAAAATCATTTAGATATAGTTAAAGAATTAATAAAAGCTAAAATTAATATTGATAATATTAATAAGGATGGTATGACTGTGTTGCTTTATATATCTAGATTTTATGCTAGTTCTACATTTGGTGTTATAATAGAATTAATAAAGGCAGGAGCTAATTGGTTAATATCATATGAAGATGATGATATATTTTTAGATTATTTAATTAAAGATTTTAAAGATTCAATCATAAAACAATTTCCAAAAAAATATAAAGAATATTTAGAATATAAAAAGATTAAAGAGCAAACTAACAAATTTAATTTATAATTATGATGATGACTTATGAAAGTTTCTTTAGTAAAATATCAAAATATTCAACTCAAAATAAATTAGCTCAAGCTTTTGTTGATTTCTTCAATAGTATAAATATTAATTTAAAATCATATTATGAATATAGAAGCAAAAATGATGATAATATTTGGATTTATTTGGATGAACATAAAGCTGTACGTATACACATTATAAAACATAAAACATATGCATATATTTTTGAAATTTTATATTATTCAAATAATATTTCATCATTTTTAGATGATGTTTATTTTCCAAATAATATGACTAGATTTATGTTAAATATTTTTAATAGTGATATTACATCATTTAGAATAACAAAGAAAGATGTACCTGTTATAATATCTAAATTAACAAAAGAAAATTATGATTTGTTTAGTAATTTAGAAAAATTTAATTTATAAAAAAGTTCAGATTTCTCTGAACTTTTTTGATTAAATATTATGCTTAATTATTTTTAAATTGCTAATTCTAGTGGTGATTTAATTTTCTCAATTCCTTCAATACCAACAACTTCAAAATCTTCAATCGTATAATCATAGAAGTTTTTATTCTCTTTCAATATTAATTGTGGTTGAATATCTAATGGAGTTCTTTCTAACAATTCTTCCAATGCATCAAAATGCCTATCATATACATGAAGATTTTGCATTAGATGACAAAACTTACCAACTTTATAACCAAGATGTCCAGCAATCATCATTTGAAATGCCACATACTGTATTTTATTAATGTGAGACGCCATCAAATAATCCTGTGATCTTTGAAATAATGTCAAATCTAAATAATATTCATTGTTTATTTTTCTAACAGACCATTCTGTTAAATGAGCACAAGGATCTAATCCTTTTGTTTCATTCATATCTGAATATTGATATAGTTCTATCAAGTGTCTTCTTCCAAATGGATTTTTCTCTAAATTAGATAATAGATTATTCATAAGATTATACTTCTTTACCGTAGCACCATATCTTTGTCCTATTGTATTATCTCCTATATTCCACTCATCCCACCAATTTATACCTAGTTCGTGTGCTACATCTAATGAATTTGATTGTTTTTGATAAATCCAAAATATTTCTTTTATGCCAGTTTTTATTGCTGTGTTTCTCAATGTTGGAATTGGAAATTCACCTTTTGAAATATCATATTCTTCAAATATTTGAGTTATAAATTTTGTATATGCTTCAGTTCCATCTTTATATCTTGGTCTTGGATTTTCATCAAAACAACCATTTGTTTTAATTTTGTTTAGATTTTCTATGTAATATTTATCTGCTTTGTTCATTTTATTTATTATTTTTTAAAAATTCATATATAGTGATTCATAAATTATTGAATCATTGCTGTTTCCTGTGACTCTTCTAAATGAAGAATTTCCAGAATTTAAATATTCGTGTGTTTTATAATTAATTGGAACATTAACTGTAAAATCATCACCATCTTTAATTTTACCATCATATGATAGCATATAAGTAAATTTGTTATTATTTATCCAATTAAATAATTGTGAGTTGTCAAAATTTCCAAAATACATTCCTTTTGTTGCAGAATATGGCGGATCTAAATAGAAGAAATCATTATCAGTTGTATTTTGATATTCATCAAAAGAACAACATTTAAATATGACATTATTATCATTTAATATATCTGAAGCATTCAATATAATATCATAAAATGTTTCTGGATTTATGCCTGGTCTTGAAAAATGACAAGGTGAATTAAAATCTCCTTTATTGTTATATCTAGGCATACCATTAATTACTGTCCTCATTATAAACATAAAGTCAATCGGATCATGTTCTTTATTATATTTGCTTCTGATTAAATTAAAATAATCTTTTCTGTGTTGAATATCAAGTCGATTAAATTCCACCCAATGATTCATATATCCATATTGTAAATCCTCTGGATAATCTTTTATGAAATTCCATAGATTAATTAAATCTAAATTTGAATCAGAACACACAAAATTGTTGAATTTATTTTTATCATCTCGAGTTAATAATTCAATTAATACAGAAGAAGAACCACAAAATGGTTCATAATATGTGTCAAATGACTTATTTGGTATTTTATCACAAATCCTTTCTGCTTGTGATCTTTTTGAACCACTCCATTTTATTATTTGTTTATTCATCTATATTATTTAATTTTCTTATCTTTAATTCTCGTACCAATCTTTCCCATTGTAATTTAAATGCATTAGATGGATCTTCTTTTATCTTATTTGATATATCAGAAACCAATTCATTTATTTCAGGTGATGTAGTATATCTTGGTACTGGATAAATAATCTTAACATCAGTTTTATCACCATTCTTTACTGGTAAATATATTTCTCTGATGATATAATCTTCCTTCAATTCTTCATCTTCTCTTAAATTAAACTCTGAAATAAAATGATGAATTTGCTGTTCAGATTGATGATGAGTAAGTCCATCAACATCAAACTTATACACTATTATTATTAATTCTTTTTTCATAAACTATTTAGTTTTTCTAATTTTTCTTTTCTAGTGGCAACATTAATTATCAATAATGTACCTTCTTCTAATTTAATTTCTCGAATTATTTCTGTACAATCTTTTAACTCTAAATTTATTTTAGCCAAATCTGAATCTGTAGGTTCCCACTGAGAAATATATAATGCTTTAATCATATTGTTTAGTTGTTTTTTAATAATAGTATTAAATTGTTTTTTTGTTTAAATAAATAATATACAAAAATATACAAAAACAAATGTGAAATAATTATATATACTATTATATGAAAGCAAAAGAAATAATGAAAAAATATGAAATATCCAGAAATACATTATGTACATGGGTAAAAAAAGGATTGATAGAAGTAGATAAAACTCCATCTGGAAGATATATTTATAAAATAAAAAATGTAGATGAGAAAAAAAACTAAAGAAGAATATATAATAAAGTTTAACGAAAAACACAATAATTATTATGATTATTCTTTAATGAATTATATAACGGCATCAATTAAGATTAAAATAATTTGTCCAAAACATGGAATATTTGAACAACGAGCTATTGATCATAGATTTTCAGGATGTCCTAAATGTAAAAAGATACAATTGGATGATTTTTTAAATAGAGCTAATAATATGCATAAGAATTATTATGATTATAGTTTAATTAAAGAAATTAAAAATAATAAACAAAAAGTTAAAATAATTTGTCCGAAGCATGGTATATTTGAACAAAGAATTGATGGACATTTAAAAGGTATAGGCTGTAAAAAATGTGCAGATGAATCATATATAATCGGACCATATAAATTTATAGAAAATTCAAATATAACACACAGAAATAAATACAACTATTCTTTGATATTTGATGATTATATTAATCAGCATTCTAAAATTAAAATAATTTGTCCGATGCATGGTATATTTGAGCAATCTGCGTGTAATCATTCAAGTATGGGTAATGGATGCCCAATTTGTAAGATTTCGAATGGTGAAATAATAATAAGGGATATTTTAATTAAAAATGATATATTAATTAAAGAACAAAAATATTTTAAAGATTGTATTTATAAAAAATATTTATTTTTTGATTTTTATTTACCTGAATATAATATATGTATAGAATATGATGGTGAGCAACATTTTAAATCTGTTGAATATTTTGGAGGTGAAAAAACATTTGAAGAAAATAAAATAAGAGATAATATAAAAAATGAATATTGTAAAAATAACAATATTCATTTAATTAGAATTTCATATAAAGAAAAAATTGAAGAAAAATTAAATTATGAATTAGCAAGTTTTTTAAATAAATCTGCTCTTTTTTGATTTGTGATACTAATTTCATAATTATCTCTTACGTATTCATATAAATTTTCACCATGTTCTTTTATCTTATCTGGATTTTCAACATAATATTCCATTACTTCTTTCCAACGTAATTCACTATCTTTATCTTCATCTATTAAGAAACCTTTTTGTTTACCATCAAGTTTACCTTCAATATCATCAATAGTATATGGTCCATAATTACTACAAACAATTGGACAATGATGCGCTCCAGCTTCAATTACTTTTAATTGACTTTTAACCATATTAAACGAATTGTGATTTTTTAGTGGTGTTACTACTACATCAGCTTCATTATACATTGTTCCAAATAGCATTATAGGTTTTGTCCATCTCCTCTGGTAGAATTCAGAAGTATATTTTTCATTTACACCATAATTATCTCTTCCATTATCATCTCCTTTTCTTAACCATGAATTATATTCACCATTATTAATCCATCTGAAATTATTTGTAAATATTGATTCAAAAAAAGTCCAAGGACTTCTGTTTATATTATCTTTCACAATACCTTGTGGTGTATTCATTCTTAAATCAAACCCACATAAATATACTTGAGCGTTCTGTATGAACGATTTAGTTAGTTTTTCAAATGAAGTTTTCAATAATCTTAAATCTATTAAATGTGTTATACCTCCTCCCCATAAAAATCTAACTTTATCTGATGGTTTTTTATTAGATATCCATTGTTGTTCTTTCAAATTAATTGAATTTGGTGTAACTACTACATTTGTATTAAATTCTCTTATTTTATCAGCTAATAATTCAGTTGTTGTTGTTATAGCATCTGCGTTACGAAGTTGGTTTTCAATTGTAAATTGAGAATTGTTTTGTTTCCATAACTTATAATTAGGATGACCTGAATTTAGAATCCAATAATCATCTATATCATATACTTTTTTTATATTATATTTTATTATGATATTATTGAATATATTTTCTACTTCTGTATTATTGAACGGTATTGGTTTATTAAATACAATTATTTTATACTGTTTAATAAAATTTTCATCAAACAGAGGTAATGTACTATCCATAAATAATCTTATATCAACTTGAATATCAGGATCATTAAAACATGAGTATGGTGACAATAACCTAAAATATCCAACACCATCGTTGTCAGAATTTAGTACTAGAACTTTAAATTTGCTCATTATTTATTTGTTTTTATTGTTATATAATAAAAAAATAATTAAAAGTTTATTTAAAGATTATTTGTGTTATTAAAAAATAAGCGTTATCTTTGTGAAATTATTTTAAAAAATTAAACATAATATATACTAGTTAAAAATAATTAATGAAAAAATTAGCCATATTTATTTCGATTTCTATTATTTCTGTGTTGGTATATTTAAATTTAAATTTAAATAATAAATATGATAAAACAACATATTCAAATTTCACATATGATTTAAACCAATTAATAACAACTAATTATAATAATCAAGATTATTTTAGTGATCCTATGTTTAGTAATGTTTTTCATGATTTTAATAGTGTGTCATATCCAAGTTATGATATACCAATTAGTGAATTTCCAACTACTAATACACAAAATTATGAGTTACAAGTTTTTAATGTTCCATCAATTATATCAAGATCAAATAATGTAAATTTTAGTTATAATAAACAAATATATGATGTTAGTTCAGAGAATAAACAAAATAATTCATATAATGTTAGAACGAATACTGATGATATATCATTAAATAGTACAGCATTAAATGTATATATACCAGAAAATATAACATATAGTTCTAATAAATCATCATCAACTCAATCTGAACCAATAACACAATCAATAACATTAAATTCTGATATAAAAGATAATAGTAGTTCATCACAAAAATGTGATACAACACCAACAGAATGTGGTCATTGGGTACATCATGATGGTTATTGGTCTTGGAAAAAAGTTGGTCATAAATGGATTAGAATATGGGTTGATGAATGGGATGAATGGATAGCAGAAGAATGTCCGCCTGGTGTACCAGTTGGTGATATAACATTTTTAGAATTTGTTGCTCTTATATCTATATATGTATTATATTTAATGTTTAAAAAAACAATTTAAAAATATTTTTATGAAAAAAATTATTTTATTATTATTGATTTTTGTGTCAACAATTACATTTGCTGATAATAGATATCATAAATATTCAATATCATTAGAAACTGGTTTAAATAAATTTGATGGTGATGTTTCACAAACACAATCAAATATTATTCCTACTTCAGCATTGGATTTGGTTATTGGTGGTCAAATATATTATTCGTTTAATAATCTTTGTGGATTATCACTTGATTATTATTGTATTCCTCTAAAGGCTGATGTTAAAGATTATTTATCAGTTAGAACAAAAGTGAATGTTGCAAATATTAATGGTGTTATTAATTTTACTCATCTTTTTATGCCAGATTCAAAAACTAAACTATCATTTCTTGGTACTCTTGGTATTGGATATTCAATATATAATTATAATACAACTGGTATATTTCCATCACCTCAAGCAACAATTGCAGGAAAAATAGATGATAAAACTGGTTATTCAGTAACTTTTCCAATTTCTTTTTCACTTGAATATGACATATCAAAATATATTAATTTAGGTGGTAAATTTAATTATATAGCCTTTAATAAGGATAATTTAGAAGGTATTTATTATCGTGATCCAGTTGGTGGTAAAACTGCGTATAAAGGAGTCACAAATGATTATATAGGAATAGCGACAATATATTTATCATATAAATTTGGATATAGAACATCCAACGTTATTTCGAAAAAAAATGTATCAAAAGATGATAAATTAGATTATATTTCAACTAAAAATGATTCAATAAATAAAAATATTACATTTGATGATAAAAAATATGGTAATATATACATAATTAATAATATTACAAATAATGTAAATTCAAATAATATAAATATAAATTCAAATAATATAAATTCAAATAATACTGTTTATCAAGATAATATTGAAGATGGTTGTAAAACTTGTACTGATAGTACAACATATGCTAATTCAAATGGTATTGATGATAAATTTATTGATAATATACCAAGTATCTATTTTGATTTTGATGACTATAATTTAGATTTTGATGCTAATTTGATTATTAAAAAAGTAGGTATATTTATGCAGAATAATCCAGACTATTACGTAGAAGTTAGAGGATATTGTGATAATGTTGGTGATATAGTTTATAATCAAGAATTAAGCGAAAATAGGGCAAATGTGGTTAAATATAATTTAGTCGAGTATTATAACATACCTAAGACACATATAATTACAAATGGATTAGGTAAAATTGATGATTCATTAATGAAAAATAGATTAAATAGAAGATGTGATTTTTTATTTTATAAAGTTAAATGATTCTAAATATAACATCATTCTAAAAAAATATCCTTATATTTGTATATTAAATATTAAAAAACTTACATGAAACCAAATATTAAAAAAATAGACTTTCAAAATTAAATTTGATAACTTATTCTGAGTTGATTACTAATGAATTAAACAAAAGAAAATTAAAATTCATATCAAAACGTGAGTTATTTAAAGTGGAAGTTAAACAATATTCATTTTTTATTCAAATTGATGGAGATTCAATAATTAGTTGGTTAGCTATGTCTGAAGATAAAAATTTTAATTTGTGTGAATATGGATTAGATATTAATGAATTTGTGATTCAATTAGATGATATAATTCTTGATATTTATAAAATTTTTAAATTAAAGTCAAAGGTTGAAAAACATATTAATGATATAGTAAATTTAATTAATAATTCAGATATTCATGGAATAGAATTAAATGACGATTTATTTGATGATCTTATATTTGATAATATGATAATTACTGATGATAATTAAAAATATAATTATATGAAAGAAATAACTAATTTTTTTTATACAACAATTGTGGTTGTTCAGATTTTATTTATTTTATTGTGGTATATAGATATTAATTTATTTTGGATTTTATCTTGGATAGGTAGAGATGAAAATTTTAGTTTATTAAAATTATTTTCACCACTTATTATTTATGGTATAATTAAAATTTTATATTGGTTTGCTGAGCCATTATCTGAATTGTTTATGATTATACTTAGATGGATTGTAATTTTTGGTGTTATATACACTTTTTATTGGATTTTTTTAATTTAACAACAATGATTAATTATATAAAAAATAAACTTAAAAAATTTTATTATTATATTACTTGGGGTAGTAGAAATAATAATTATGATAATAAATTAGATATTTTGGGGATATTTTTAGAAAATGTTAAAATAATATCAATTTCAACAGAATATGGTTTTTATATATTAACTTTTGATGATAACTCAGTTTTAAAATTTTGGGAGATGAACAGGTGGTATGGATTTATGTCACACGGTGTAATGAGTTTTAGTAATGGAAAAACATTATCATGGTACAATACATCACCATCATATGAAACATTACACAAATTTAAAAAATTTGTTTTAAACTTTGAAAAGATTGAAAAAAGTAAAGAAGATGATTACTATGACTGTTTACCTGTAAAATATCTCAGAAAAGAAAAATTAAAGAAAATAAAGAAATAAATGGGTTTATATATATCATATTGTAGTAAAGCAATATCAAAAAATAGTGATGAAGATGGATATCATATTAATAATCCAAAATGTTTTTCTTATCAATTAGGTTCATTAAATAGACATAATATTTATGATATCTCATCAGATTCTGAAAGTGGTCATTTCAGTGCTGGTTCATATGGTGGATATGGAATTTGGAGAAATCATTTGATTGAAATGTGTGGATATAATAGTTTAATTGATGTTTGTAATGATATTGATTTTTCTAAAAGTGTTAGATATTATAAATTAAATGAAATAAAAACTGGTGTTAAATTTAATAGTGAGCCATTCTATGAAATAATTTCTTTTACTGATTGTGATGGTTCTGTTGGGTCTGAAATTAGTAAAAAACTATATAACGATTTTGTGAATTTTGATGATAAAGCAAAAGAACAATATGATTATTTTTATGAATTATATTCAAATTTTAAAGAGGCATTTAGAGTTGCTTCAGATAATGGTTTAGTTAATTTTCATTAAAAAGAGAGATTTAAAATCTCTCTTTTTTCATTTCATTGAAATTATTTCTACTTTATCTATAATATCTTCTGGTATCTTATCAACTATAACTAATGCGCATTTATTTAGTGTTGGTGTTGGCAAATTATAAAAAGTATCATCTTCAACTAAAATGACTAGTTGATTAGAATAATTTAGTTTCTTATTTAATATTTTAGAAAATTCAATACTGGACATATAAATAACATTATCTAATTCAGATATTCTTGAATTTTTATTTCCAACCACAACTAAATATACTTGTCTTTTTTCATCATAAATATATTTTTCTAATCTATCAATATTGTTTTTAATGTTTGGATTTTGATTAGTTTTATGAGGACCTTCTTGTATAAATGAATCCCTCATTTCAAATTTTTTCAAATATTTCATTTTATTTAGTTTTTTTTATTATTATATTTAATTCATCTAGCCATTGTATGAATTTGGCTCTATCTTCTGGTATGCCTCTTAGATATTTTTTACCAAGTGATATAAATTGATTTTGGTTGTTATTATATTTTAGTACTTCAAATAATCCAATATCATCATCTTCATAATAATTGCATGTTATTAATATATTTGTGTGCTTAGATGGATATTTAAATTTAAGATTCTTCCATAATTCATTCCATGCTTCACCTGCTTGAGAGTAAGTTAATTTGTTATATTTAACTTCACTGTTTTTATAATATTCATTTTCGAATTTTTTAATATATTTCATGTTTGTATATATTAAAATTTTTTACTACTTTTGTATTCTAAAAAAGGAGGTAAATATGCTGAAAGAATTTAAACTTAACCAAGAATCTATAAATACACAAGAATCTACAATGTTTTTGTTGATATCTTTACTTCATATTAATGGTTTTATTAATAATGATAGCTTATTTTCAAATTTTCAAATGTTAAAAAATGGAAAAATATTTAGAACAGTCAATACATATTATTCAAAAGTAAATAAGGAATGGTATAATTATGAACACATTGTTGATGTATATGCTGATATATTAAATTCTAAAATAAATCCAAGTGATAAAAAAGAAATAGAAAGAAGACAACGAGTTAATAAATTATTGAATTTAAGTGGTTTAGAACCAAAAAAATATAAAAATGTATTGACTTTTGATGAAACTATGAAGTATTTAAATTTTTATTTAAATAAAAATAGAAATTATTGTATAGATTATTTGTTTTATGAATTTATTAAACCAAATTTAAATATATGGAGTAATCATAAAATAAATTGTATGTTTAGTTATGATTTTTCTTGTATAAAACGTCAATATCGTTACCTTGATGATTATGGTGAGTATTGTTGTGAATATTGTTGTGGTAGTTTTGATAAATGGTTTGAAGATAAAAATCAATATAATAGTGATAAAAAAAATAATGAAATTCAAAAAGAGATTGTAAGAATGATTAGCGAATTCTTAAATTCT